AAAACTATGGGACTATTCTATTGTGTGTTTATTCTTATTTTTGGTTTTTGTGTGTGGCACATTCTTTCCGAACACTAGCACCAAAGAAAAAATAAGACAAAACACTATTGAAGAAATAAGGAAGATAGGTTTCTTTGAACCTAAAGTTGATAACACATCAAGCGATAAGTTTATTCAAAGTATGGTTAAGTGTATTGCTTACCATAATTTAAACTTAGAAAAAAACGAGCAAGTTCCAACTGTTCTAATAATTGCACAAGCGATTGTAGAATCTAATTATGGAACAAGTAGATTTGCTGTGGAAGGCAACAACTTATTTGGAATAAGAGTTTGGGGTACAACTCATGGAATGTTGCCATTAAAACAAGACCCATCAATCAAATGGAGAGTTAAAATCTACAAGACTAAATGCCATTCAGTAAAAGGTTATATAGACACATTAAACCATAATCATCACTACGCAGAATTTAGACAATTAAGACAAAGAACTAAAAACCCTATTAAATTAGTAGAAACATTAGATAATTATTCTACTTCACAAACTTACCAAACTGAGATAATCGCCATGATAAACAAGATTAAAAACAAAATATAATGGCTAACGAGACTACATCATCATCACTAAGCAAACTTTATACAAACAAAGTTAAAGTTAAAGGAACTTACAAAGTCTTTAAACCAAAGCCATTAAAAATGCCTAAAAAGAAATGAAAAAACCTATTTGGAAAACCAAAAGACCAGCAAGACTTGGTAAACCAAAACCATTTAATACTAAATCAAAAGCTTATAAAAAAGCTAGACGTTCAGCAGGTCAAAAGTTCGGCAAAAAAAACAGCTTTGTTAAGAACCTTTATATCGCCAAGAAACTTAAATGAACTTAGACAAATTATTCTTTGGAAGCAGGGTAATTAAAGTTGATTACATAGACAAGGAAGTTGCCGACAAGAAAAAAATCTTCGGTGAGTTCTGCTCTAACAAAAACATTCTCACAATAGACAAAACACTAGAACCTATTGAAATGACCAACACTATAATCCACGAGATATTCCATATGCTAAACGAAGAATACAAAACAGATTTATCAGCAAAAGCAGAAGAATTAGTATGTAACTCACTAGCTAATGGTCTTTGTCATACCCTTTACCAGAACCAAGAATTATTAGACTTTCTTTACAAATCTCTAAAAAGAGATTAATAGAACATTTAACGAACATAATCGGTTAATATGGGTAAAGACATACTAGTAATAGACAATAATAAACCTATTGGTAGACCAACTTTTGCGTTTACACCAGAAGTTTTAGATAAAATAGAAAAACTAGCTTCAATTATGTGTACCTTACAAGAAATAGGCGACATTATTGGTTGTTCACACGACACAATTCAAAGAAATCAAAAAGCCAAAGAAGCAATTAAACGTGGAGTTGCTAACGCAAAACAAACCATTAGAAAAACTCAATTTGATATAGCTACTAAACTCAATTCAAGCATAATGGCTATGTGGCTAGGCAAAGTTTATCTTGGTCAAACTGACAAAGTACAAAATACTGATGATAATGTACCACTACCAATCTATGACATTGTTGATGACCAAAAAGAAGTTATTGAATTAAAGGAAGTGCAAAATGATACCATTCCCAAACAAGAAATATAATATCATCTATGCTGACCCTGCTTGGTATTTTAAAAGCTATTCTGTTAAAGGCGAAGGACGCAATCCTATTCAGCATTACGATTGTATGTCTATTGACGATATTTGTAATTTACCTATTAGGAGTTTATGCAGTAATGATTGTGTTTTATTTATTTGGGTTATTGACCCTATGTTACCAGAAGCTTTTAAAGTTATTGAGTCTTGGGGCTTCAAATACAAGACAGTAGCTTTTACTTGGGTTAAACAAAATAAAAAATCAGAAGGTTATTTTACAGGACTCGGTTATTGGACAAGAGCAAATCCTGAGATGTGTTTACTTGCAACAAAAGGCAAACCAAAAAGATTATCTAAATCTGTTAAACAATTAGTTATAGATAAACGCAGGGAACATAGTAGGAAGCCAGATCGCATAAGAAATGATATAGTTGAATTATGTGGCGACTTACCAAGAATTGAATTATTTGCTAGACAAAAAGCAAAAGGTTGGGATAGTTGGGGTAATGAATTATGAGTAAATGTATATTTTGTAAACGAGTTATGATAAACAAACTAGAACAGCATATAAAAGCTTGTCATAAGTGTATTGTTGATTTGCTAATGAAAAGGCATAACCTAAAAGTTAAGAAACAAGCACCAGTAACATTGAACTTAAAAAAGTATGAAAAGATTTAGTCTTAGAAAATCAGATAAGAACCCAAGAGGTGGTTTAACTGCATCTGGTAGAGCAAGATATAATAGAAGATTCGGTGCTAATCTAAGACCACCTGTAAAAGGGAGACCAAGCACATCTACTCAACTAAGACGTAAAGGTTCATTCCTAGTTAGAATGGGAAGTTCAAGAGGAAGATTGTTTGATGAAAAAGGTCGTAAGACTAGACTAAAACTATCTTTAGAAGCTTGGGGTTATAGAGGTAAAAGTAAATCTGAAGCAGTTGCTTTGGGCAGAAGATATTTGAGGGCATATCAGAATAAGAAAAAGTAGGTGGAATATTTTTTAATATTCTTCGTAATGATTTCTAATGGTTACGAGTTTAGACCAATCTTTTTAAAGATGGAAGATAACAGAACTTTTAAGACCATAGAAGAATGTTATAATTTTGGCGATAAACAAGCCGATTTAATTATAGAAACTTTAAACGAACAAGGTATATTATTTAAGGAGTTAATGTTCAAATGTGTGGAAGAAAAAAGCCAAAAAGTATGATTGATAAAAAAATGCGTGGAAGCCATGATCTTGAAGTTAGATTATATGAAGCATTAAAACAAAATGATCTTAACCAAGAAGAAATACAAAGACTAAACTTAATCATTGAAAAACTAGAAAAAGAGTTAGAAAAAGATTTAAGCAAAGCTTAAAATGATTAAAGCTTTTGTAACTGGTTGTGATTCTAATTTTACTGACATCTTAGATTGGTTTTTAAATGGCTACCATAAGCATATTAAGATTCCATTATATATAGCCAACTTCGGCTTCTTAAAACAATATCCTAATTCATTCTTAGTTGCATCTGATGGAAGGACTTGGTTTTATAAACCTAAAGCTATTGAGAAAGTTCCTGCAACACAAATCATCTGGTTAGATTGCGATATAGAGATCAAAGAAGATATATCTGATTTATTTGATATGCTTAATGATTGCGATTATCTTATGAGTAAAGACCATGCAGTAAGAAGCGATAGATGGCAAACAGGAATAGTCGGCATAAACAATAAACAAGTTTTAACTAAATGGTTTGATAGATGCGAAATGAGACAAGAACGATCAGATCAAGAAGCATTTGCCAAAGTAGCACATGAGTTTAAAATTAACAGAATACCTGACAACTATCATGGTTTAAGATTAGGTAAGAATAATGATATAGCTAAAACAATACATTGGACTGGAGAAGATGGAAAAAAAATCATTAGAGAGAAGATTCGTAAGCAAGAACAGGAATCCAAACATAATTTCAGCACCAATTAAATACATCAAGTATTCAAATCAGTTTAATAATTGGTTACATTTAAAAGTTAGATCAGAACGAGATAACTTATACCTGAATGACAATCTAGCAAATCGGCGATTAAAAACATTACCTGATATTGATAATTTATTTAACCCATTAATCGTATGGGCTAGTGATAGTTTAATTTGTATCTTTGGTAATAAGCGATTAAAGACAGCTATTGATAAAGGATATACGCATATTGATTGTTTAGTTTATGAGAACTTTAATCAAGCAGTTAGAATAGGAACTTCTATTTGGAATACATTTAAAGAACATGGATTATCTAAAGTTGATTATTTATTAACAACTGATAATCAAGCCACTACAAATATAAATAGATTTATGGTGGAAGAAAAACAACTCATTGAAGAATACGCAACACACCAACAAGTCTTAATCCAAGAAGCTTTAAAATGTAATGAAGATATAATGGAAACTGGTTGTGGTTATTATTCAACACCATTATTAGTTGAGATAGCAAAGTCTAAAGGAATTAAGTTAATAGGATTTGTTCAGGATATAAACTGGGCTAGAAGATTTGACTATTTAATAGGTTCACATTATCAGCAAATACAAATAGACTTTAAACAAGAAATACCATTAACACAAAGATTTGGAATGTGCTTCTTAGATCACGAGCAATTTGTTAAAGATAGAATCAAACATCTAAACAATATATTAGAACATACCAACACAGTTGTAGTACATGATGCTGATAAAGTTGAATCTTTTGCGTTGCTACACAAACCTTATACGATTGAAATGCACAAACACTTAATACCTAATACAGCAGTAATTAGAAATGTTTAATCCATACGAATACTTTAAAGGCAAGAATGTTTTACTCATAGGTAATGGTGAGAAATTAGGAACTATTGATTATAGCAAGTTCAATTCAATCGTAAGAATGAATCTTGGAGTTCAAGACAAACCCTGTGATGTTTGGATTAACAATCTAGTACACGAGGGACATAATATGCTTAAAGAGATTCCACAGATACGTTGCATTGTAAGACTCAACTTTGAAAAAGACGGCAAGAGAGCAGAACGTATGCCTGATTGGGTTAAGAAAAAAGCTTGGTTATGGAACAAAGAAGAATTTAACTTAATGACACAAAGATATAACTATCAAAGACCAACGACTGGTTTTGTATCAATCTATTGGCTACTCAATCATTGTCAATGCAAAGTAACAATTACAGGATTTGATTTCTTTAAAACCAAGAATAGATATACAATGGAAGAAGTACATCATATTGGAACTAGTAAAGGTTATAATCACGACATGGAACTAGAACAAAATGTTATTACTAAACTTATTCAAAGAGGAATAATTAATGCCATTTAGCAAACCACAATTAGAAGTTTATAAATGTCCAAAAAGATTTAGAGTTCTTATTACAGGAAGAAGGTTCGGCAAGACTCACTTAGCCATGTATGAACTATTAAGATTTGCAAGTCGTAAACCTAACTCAAAGATATTCTATGTAGCACCAACTTATAGAATGTCTAAAGAGATTATGTGGAAACAAATCAAGAAACTTACTACTGAAAAAAGATGGATTAAATATGCTAATGAAACAGAACTAACATTAATACTTAGAAATGGTAGCCAGATAAGTTTAAAAGGTGCTGACAAATCTCCTGATAATTTACGAGGAGTTGGATTAGACTTTTTACTACTAGACGAATACGCAGATATACCAGTAGAGGCTTGGACAGAAGTTCTTAGACCAACTATTTCAGATAAACACGTAACAGGTAATGTTTTGTTCATAGGAACACCAAGAGGATTTGGTAACTGGTCTTATGAGATTTACCAGAAGGGTTTAGGAGATGATAACGAATGGAAGTCATTTAAGTATACTACATTAGATGGTGGTCAAGTTGATGCAGAAGAAATAGAACAAGCTAAAAAAGATTTAGACGAGAGAACTTTTAGACAAGAGTATTTAGCTTCATTTGAAACATACTCAGGAGTTGTTTATTATAACTTTGATAGAGAACAAAATGTCAAAGAATGTAGCTATGATAAAGATGCTATTATTCATATTGGCTTAGACTTTAACATAGACCCAATGTCAGCTTGTTTATTTCATGTTAAGAATAACATAGCTTATATCTTTGATGAGATAGTTATTTATAGTTCTAATACTGATGAATTTGTTGATGAACTGTTAAGCAGATACCTTAAAAATAAAATGATTGTTTATCCTGACCCAGCTTCAAGACAACGCAAAACTTCTGCTGGGGGAAGAACCGATCTTACCATCTTGCAAAATGCTGGTTTAAATGTTAAAGCTAAGAATACTCATGCTTTGGTAAGAGACAGGATTAATGCTGTTAATAGTAAGCTGAAGTCATTTGATGGAAAAAGAAGTATTTTTATTAATCCTTCTTGCAAAACACTAATTAATAGCTTAATGAAACAAGTTTATAAAGAAGGTACAAATCAACCTGAGAAAAATAATGGATATGACCACATGACTGATGCACTAGGTTACGCAATAGAGTACATATTCCCAATCACATCAAACTTACCAAAATCAGAACCTAAGAGATTTTCATAATGGCTTACACAAGAAAAGATATAGAACAACAGCACTCACAATACAAAGGTATGATGCCAAGATGGGAATACTACATCAGATCATATTTAGGTGGCAAAGAATACCAAGACGGAAAGTTCCTACAAGAATATCAACTAGAATTAGAATCAGAATATTTTAAAAGACTTGCATACACACCACTAGATAATCATGCAAGAAACGTAATAGACATTTACTCATCATTTTTATTTAGAGTATTACCAACTAGAGAATTAGGTTCTTTAGCTGATGATATGTCAGTAGAACAATTTTTAGATGATGCAGATTTAGAAGGTAGATCATTTAATGCTTTGATGAGAGAAGCACAAAACTACGCATCTGTGTATGGACATTGTTGGATTATGGTAGATAAACCATCTGTCAATGTTATGACACGTGGAGAAGAACTAGAACAAGGAATTAGACCATACCTAAACATCTATACACCTGAGAATATCTTAGACTGGAAATACACAAGAGCAGAAACAGGTTATTATTATTTAGAATATTTAAAAATTAGAGAATGTATTGAAGATGATGGCGAATACTACAAGATTTGGTATTTAGATAAAGTTGATACAGTATTCTTACCAACTGCAAATAGAGATGAACCTAAACTTATTGAATCATTACCTAATCCACTTGGAAAAATACCTGCTGTTATTCTTTACAATCAAAGAAGTCCAATGCGAGGTATTGGAGTATCTGATTTAACTGACATAGCTGACTTACAAAAATCTATTTACAATGAACTATCTGAGATTGAACAAATTATAAGATTATCTAATCACCCATCATTAGTTAAAACTAGAGATACTGAAGCTGTTGGTGGTGCAGGTTCTATTATAGAAATTCCTGACAACATAGATGCAAACTTAAAACCTTATATCTTACAACCAAGTGGAAGTAATTTAGATGGAGTTATTAAATCTATTATGCACAAAGTAGATGCAATCAATAGACTATCTCATGTTGGTGCTATTAGAGCAACAGGAGAGAGAATACAATCTGGTATAGCACTTAGAACTGAGTTCCAATTACTTAATGCTAGACTTGCACAAAAAGCAAAACTAATGGAACACGCAGAAGAACAAATTTGGAGACTATTTGCATTATGGCAAGAAACAATATTTGATGGAGAAGTAGAATATCCTGATACATTTGACATTAGAGATTGGGCTACTGATTTAGAATTATTACAACAAGCAAAAGCTTCTAATATTAAATCTACAACTTTTAACAAAGAACTAGATAAACAAATTGCAAGAACAGTAATTGAAGAAGATGATATGTTAGAAGTAATAGATCAAGAGATTGATACCAATACACAAGCTTTAGGTGAGTTTGCACAACAACCAATAACTTTACCGACAGTTTAATGTGGCACAAGATTTATTACAACAGCTACAAAGCATAAGAGCAAAAGCTGTAAACAATTTAGAATCTCAACATCAAAAACTTTTAATAGATACTTTACAGAACTTAGAAAAAGAAGTTGTTAAAATAGTATCAGAACTTCCAATACAAGAAGGTGCTTTATTCAATACAAGACTTGCAATAGAGATTAGACCAAAATTACAACAAGCTATTGAAGAACTATATCTTACTAAAGTTCAAACATTCATAAATGATTATGATAAGATAGCAGGAACGATTGTAGCAACTTATGGAAAGCTTCCAATTCCAAATGAATTTAAACAAATAACAGAAGCAGATTTAGTTACTATCCAACAATTAAAGAAAATAGCATTTAGTCAATTTCAAAACTTAGCTACTGAATTTACTAACACATTAGCACAAGAAGTTTATCAATCTACTTTAGTAGGCAAACCTTTTGCAGATGTCGTGCAAACAATTAGAGATAAAATAAATGGTATCTACCAACAAGCAGATACTAGAAAGCAACAAGAACTTGTGGACTTTATTCAAGCACAAAAGATTGCTGGAAAGACTAATACTGAAGATTTTAAAACAGCAGTAGATGAACTAAAACAAACTTATGGTTCTACTGTTACTGGTGCTAACCTAGCCGTCTATTCTTCTCAAATAGTACAAGATGCTTTAATGGGATTTGATGGACAGTTTGCAAAGTATAGAGCAGATGAATTGGGTTTAACTAGTTATATTTATTATGGTTCAATTATTAGAGATAGTAGAGATTTTTGCGTAGAACACGTAAACCAAGTTTTTACTGAAGAACAAGCTAGAGAATTATGGCAAAAAGATTGGCAAGGTAAATCAGGAAGCGACCCATTTTTAGATAGAGGTGGATATAATTGTCGTCATCATTGGCAACCAGTAGATACTGATTGGGGTACTATCAAAGAAGATGGTACATTTGAATACACAGCAGAATAAAACAAGAACATCATTGATTTAATATCAATATATTGATAAATCACAAATATTAACATATAGAAGGAGAACAAAGTATGAACGACACAGTAAACAAGTCGGTTGAGAATACAGCATCTCAGGAAAATGCTGGAGTAAACGAAGTTTCTGAAACAACTTCAACTGAGAACAAAGTTTTTACTGCCGAGCAGTTAGAACAAATAGTTCAAAGAAGATTAGAAAGATATAAAAAATCTGTATCTAATAAACTTGATGGCATAGATATTGAAGAAGCCAAAAAGTTAATTGAAGAAAAGAAACTTAAAGAACTAGAAATCGCTAAACAACGTGGCGAGTTTGATAAAGTTCTGAAGGAGACAGTATCAAAAAAGGATTCAAAAATTCAATCGTTGGAGACTGAATTAAAAAGGATTCGTATAGACGAAACTTTAGTCAATGTAGCTAGTGGAATGAAAGCTGTTAAACCAGCAGAAGTGAAACAGTTACTAAGATCAAATGTTAGACTTAACGATCAAGGTTCTGTTGAAGTTATCAACGAAGATGGAACTCCTAGATATTCAGATAAAGGCGAACCAATGAGTGTAAACGAATTAGTTGCCGAATATTTAAAAAACAATCCACACCATGTTTTATCTACACCATCAGGTGCAGGTAGCAAGGGTCAGATTGGTGGTGCTACTCCAAAGCAAATAAATATTGGTGATCTTGACTTGAATAATCCTAATGACAGAAAATTATATGCTGACATGAGGAAACAAAGAGATCAAGGTGTGTTTAAAATGAAAATAACTAACAACAACAACAAACTATAAAAAACTATGGCAAATGAAACAACAAGTTCAACATTAAGTGAACTTTTTACGAATATAACTCAAGAAGCTATATTCACATTCCAAGAAACTTCAGTTATGAGACCACTTGTGACTACTTACCCAATAAGTGGTTCTGGTAAAACTATTGAAGTTCCTGTGTACCCAACAATTAGTGCATCAGCAGTAAACGAAGCTTCTGATTTATCTAATACAGCAGTAAACCCTACTTCAGCTACTATCACAGCTTCAGAAGTTGGTGTTATGACAACTTTAACTGACTTAGCTAGAGATTCAGCTAGTCGTAATGTTGGTGCTGATATTGGAAAATTGTTTGGTGAAGCAATCGCTAAAAAAGTTGATACAGATTTAACTGCATTACTTGATGACTTTGCATCTGCAAACGATCAAGGTGGTGCTGGAACTGAATTAACTGCTGACTTGCTTTTCAAAGCACAAGCAATATTAAGAACTGCAAATGTACCTGCACCTTACTATGCTGTGTTTCACCCTAAAGCAACTTTCAATTTAAAGAAAACTTTGACTCAACCAGCTTACACAACTACAAGTTCTGGTTATTCAATTTCTGAAATTGGAAATGAAGCTTTAAGAAATGGATATATCGGTAGAATTGCTGGTATTGATATTTTTGAAAACGCAAACATTTCTATTGATGCTTATGATGATTCTTGGGGTGGTGTATTTCACCCTCAATCTTTAGGTCTTGCTCTTAAAGAGGACTTTAAAGTTGAATCACAACGTGACGCAAGTTTACGAGCAACAGAAATAGTTAGTAGCATAACTTACGGAGTAGGTGTTCTTAAAGATACTTATGGTGTAAGTGTTAAAACTGATACTGCTCTTTAATTAATAAATCGGTGGGGTGTAAAAACCCCACCAACAAAATATAACTATGGCAAATTTTTCTACTGACACAGATTTATCATTCTACCAACCAGATATTTTAACTTTTGGAATAGCAAATTTTACATCTCCAAACGATTATCATGCACAAGCACGAGCAGATATTGAAAGAGAATTAAGAATTAAATGGTTTCCAGTTTATGCAAAGGAAACTTATAGAGATATAGCAATTTTAAACACAACAGAAATGGACGCAACATTATTAACTGATGCACAATTTAAAAGAGCAAGTGTATTTAGAGTCATAGGTTTTTATTGCTGTCCACAATTAACTAAATTCAATTCAAACGACAATCCTGACAGATTCCAAGTTATGATGAAACACTATCAACAAATGTATGCTGACGAAATGGAACAGATACTTAGAGATGGTGTTGAATATGATGCTGATGATTCTAATACAATCGCTGACGCAGAAAAAGCACCATATCATAGACTTAAACTAATTAGATGAAAATAACTGTTAGTGATAACTCTTTACAAGTTGCTAAGAACTTTGAAAAACAAGTAAGAGAACAACCACAAATAGTTAAAACAGCTTTAGGAAGAACTGCTGAGTTCTTAATGGGTTTAATAAAACAAAGAACAGCAAAAGGCATAAGTGCAGATGGCAATTCATTCCCACCATACACAGAAGCATATAAAACATTTAGACAAAATGCTGGGAGACAAACACAATATCCTGATCTTAATTTCTCAGGTCAAATGTTATCAAACATAACACAAAGATCAGAACCTAGTTATGCTATTATTTACTTTGCTAACAAATTCCAAAATGTTAAAGCACTAGGCAATCAAAAGAAACGTAAATTCTTTGCTATTGGTTCAAGAGAAATACAACCAGTAATGAATGTATTTATGCAAACATATAACAAACTTAGCAAGATATGAGTAAACGAGAAGATATAGCATCTAATATAGTTACAGCAATTTCTACTGGCACATCTCCAATAACTTTAAAGAAAGTTACTAGAGAACCATTTAATGTTGATGAATTATCTGAACAACAATATCCAGCTTGTTTTGTTCAATCTGGTAATGAAGTAAGATCAGATGAAACAATGACATCAAGCACAATCACAAGACAAGCAACTGCTGATTTTGTAATTGTTGGATATGTAAAAGGAACTTCAACAAATATTGACACAAAAAGAAACGAGTTAATAACTACGATTGAAACTAGATTAAATTCTGATAGAACACGAGGTGGGTATGCAAAACAAACTCAGGTAGTAGAAGTTTCTACTGATGAAGGAGTTTTATTCCCAATAGGTGGTATCAGAATGGTGGTGCGAGTTATGTACCAATACACATCTGGCACACCTTAATATAAACAAACAAGGAGAACAACATGGCAACTCATACTGGTTCAGAAGGAACGATCAAAGTTAGCACTACAACAGTAGGCGAACTTAGAAGTTATACTTTAGACCAATCTGCTGACACTATTGAAGATACTTCAATGGGGGATTCAGTAAGAACTTATAAAGCTGGTTTAAAAGCTTGGTCAGGTTCGGCTTCATTATTTTTTGATGAGACTGATGCTGGTCAATTACTTTTAGTTTTAGGAACTGAAATAGCATTAAAAGTTTACCCTGAAGGTGCTTCATCTGGTGATAAATATTACTATGGTCAAGCAATCATTACTGGTAGCAATATATCTGCATCTTTTGATGGAATGGTAGAAGCAGAAATTACATTTACTGGAACAGGTGCATTAACTTTAGGAACTGCATAATTAATTATTAATTAGAAAAGGAAGATATGAACGTAATAGATAGGGTTAAAAGTCAATTTGAATCTTTAGGTATTAAAAAGATTGAGGTAGCTGAATGGGGCGAGGAAGGCAAACCTTTAACAATATATTCATCACCAATAACTTTAGCTGAAAAAAGAAACTTATTTAAAGGTGCTAAGAATGATGATCTAGGAGTATTAGTAGATGTTATTGTTCTTAAAGCAAAAGATTCAGAAGGAAATAAAATTTTTAAATTAGATGATAAGCAAGTTTTATTGAATAATGCTGATACTAATGTTATAGCTAGAGTAGCAACAGAAATTTTATCTGGTGTTTCTTATGAGGAAGCTGAAAAAAAGTAAGATCTGATTCTGAGTTATATTCTATACTTGCTCTAGGTCAGGAATTAAAAAAAAGTATGGAAGAAATTTGTCTTATGACACAAGATGAATTTAATTATTGGATAGCTTATTTTAAAGTGAAGGCAGAACGAGAAAAACTACACTATGGCAGATCAGCAGTTAAAAATAAGAATTGATGCAATAGATAATGCTTCAAAAGCTTTAATAGAAGTTAAAAATCAATTAAAGGGATTAGGAAAAACAACAGATGATATTTCAACAAGTTTCTTTACACTTAAAAATGCAATATTAGCATTTGCTACTGGTGCAACTATTAATGGTGTAATAAATCAAACAAAAAAATTTCAAGATTTACAAACTACTTTATCAAGAGTTACTGGTTCTGTTGAAAATGGAACACAAGTATTAAATTTTCTAATTGATACAACTAGAAAATCAACATTTAATGTTCAAGATTTAGCCAACGCATATATAACATTATCAACTGCTGGAATAGCACCTACTGAAAGACTTTTAAAAATATTTACTGATACTGCTTCTGCTTCAACAGATCAAATAGATACTTTAAATGATTTAACAAGATTATTTGCTAAAGGTGTTCAAGGTGGATTAGGAATACAAGCATTAACACAATTAGTTTCAAAAGGAATACCAGCATTTAAAATATTAGAAAATGAATTAGGATTATCAAGAGATGGTATAGAAAAATTTGCAGAAACAACAAGAGGTGCAAATAGAATATTAGAAGCTTTATTAAATGGTTTAGAAAAATCATTTTCTGGTGCTACTGAAGCTAGAGCAGGTAATTTATCAACTGCAATTTCAAGATTAGGAAAAGAAACAGATTTAGTATTATTGAAGATTGGAGATCAAGGTTTAACTAAATCTGTAAATGATTTAGCTGATGCTTTTGCTTCATTAACAAAAGAAGGTGATCCTTTATTACAATTCTTAGGTAGTCTTACAAGTTTTTTTGCTGATGCAACTACTGGATTTATTAAATTCTCACAAGATGTCGCTAAAGCAATTAAACAAACAATAGGAGAAGAAATAAGAGATGTTAATAGAGCATTTGATTTGTTATTAGGAAAAACTAGTAAAGCAAAAACAAGTGTATCTGGTACATTTACTTCACCAACAGAAATAACAGGTATATCTACTGGACTTCCAAAAACAGAAGCACAACCACAACCATTATTAGATTTACAAGTTGTTTTAAAAAGAGTTATTGAAGATAATCAAAATAAAATAGATAGAATTAACGATTCATTTTCTACTACAAAAGGATTAACAAAAACAATAACTGAAACTTTAAATGCTGGTATAGGAGACTTTTCTCAAAAATTAGCTGAATCTATTGTATTAGGAAAAGAACTTTCAGATGTATTTAGATCACTAACACAAAGTTTATTAGTATCTATTTTAAAACAAGCCATTGAATTAATTGCTAGAGAAACATTATTGTACTTTTGGAAACAATTACAAACATCAGAACTATTTAAACAATTAGCTGTTGAAAAACAAATAACAGCAGAAAAAATACAACAAGCATCTATAACTTCTGCTTCTGGTGGTGGTGGGTTTTTAAGTACATTATTTAATATTGGTGCAAGTTTATTTACTGGTGGTGCAGGTGGTGGTTTTAATCCTGACATAGGTGGAATACCAGATACTTATGTTGGAATGGCAGAAGGTGGTGCTGTTAGAGGTGGTATGCCAATCACAGTTGGAGAACGAGGTAGAGAATTATTTATACCATCTACTAATGGAACTATTATTCCTAATCATAGTTTAGGTGGTGGAACAAATATTACATTTAATATTCAAGCAAATGATGTTAGAGGTATTAGAGAATTATTAATTGATAATAGAGCAACTATAATTAACTTAGTTAATCAAGGTGCTAATGCAAAAGGAAAGTCTAATATAGTATGAGTGGAACATTCCCATCTAGTCCAGCACCAAGTGGTGTAGCAATATCTTCTAATCAAAACACTATTGTTACAACAACTGCTTCTGGGAGACGTCAAGCAAGACAAATTGATGGACAAAAATTTAGATTAAGAGTTAGATTTCCAATTATGACTAGAGCAGAATTTGCACCTATAAATGCTTTTATAATGAAACAAAGAAGCCAAATGGAATCATTCCAATTTACTCCACCGACAGTAGATGACACTTTAGGTTCTGCTAGTACAGTTATATCAGTTAATGGTGCTATAAGTGCTGGTGCTACTTCTTGTTCTATTGATGGAATGTCAAATAGTACAAATGGAGTTTTAAAAGCAGGAGATTACATTAGATTTACTGGACAGAATAAAGTTTATATGTGTGTAGCAGATGTGAACTCTAATGGTTCTGGTGCAGGAACATTAACTTTTGAACCACCATTAAGAACTGCTGTATCTGATAATACTGTATTAATTTATAACAATGTAGATTTTACAGTTGGACTTACAGGAGATATTCAAGAATTTAATATTAGCACAGAAAATTACTTTCAATACGAAGTTGATCTTATAGAGGTGTTGTAATGCCTAGATCGTTAAGTGCTTCAGTCATAACAGAACTTGCAACAAATAAACTAAACCCAGTAGAGTTAGTTTATTTAGGAATTGGTGCAGGAACTTATTACACAGATCATTATAAAAATTTAACTTATGATGGAAACACTTATACAGCTTCATCATTATTTTTAGGAAGTTCAGAAGTACAAGAAACTGCTGATGTTTCTGTAAATAATCTTACTTTAAAATTCTCAGGTGCAGATACAACAATAATCTCTTTGCTTTTAAACAATGACTATATGAACAAACAAGCAAAAGTTTATAGAGGTTTTTTAGATGATTCTCAGGCATTAATAGCTGACCCATTTCTTTTGTTTGATGGAAGAATATCTAATTTTTCATTAGAAGAAAACGCAACTACATCATCAATTAATATTGTTATAGCATCACATTGGGCAGATTTTGAAAAAGTTTCAGGAAGAAGAACAGCAATTAACTCACAAAAGATTTATTTTCCAACAGATGAAGGAATGGAATTTGCATCTAAGACTGCACAGAAGATTAAATGGGGAGTAGCTTAATGACTGACTTATACAGAATAGTTCATTTGTATAGACAATTTCCTAAATATGATAAATTTACATACGAGCAATTAGTAACAATGATAACTCCATCTTTAAACTTAGATCAATACCAAATTCATAGAGTTAAAAACGAAGATGTTGGTTATACTAATTGGGCATACTTAAATGATATTGTTGAACACAGATATAAACTAACTGGCAAATTAAAAGCTAATGAATGGAATTGTGGTAAAAATATTTGGGTTATTGGAGTTATAGCTAAAAGCCATACATTCCAAATAATGTCTTGGGTTAAAGAATATTTCAAACCAAAATTAGAAATTAATCAATCTATTAAATGGATTAGAGCAGATAATGATTTAAACATTTATAGAAGATCAGAAAAATACAAAAGACAATTTCATATACACGCATGAAAAAAATACTTGCAAGTACAATTTTAGTATCAGCTTTAATATTTGATTTTGTTAATAATCTTTTTATTAATCCAATAAGCCAAGAAGTTATATCTTTATACAAAGCAGAACCAGCTACAATTACTGCAATCATTACTACAATTATAGTAACTGCAATTAGTTATATTATTGCACCAAGTCCAAAGAAACCAAGATTTGGTTCAACAGATGAAACAAAAGGAATATTAGTTAATAAAGATTCTAACAATAATCCAATACCAGTTGTTTATGGACAAAGACAAGTTGGATTAACTAGAGTTTATGTTGAAAGTTCAGGAACAGATAATCAATATCTTTATATCGCTGGTGTTCTTTGTGAAGGTGGTGGAAAAGGAATTGAATCCATAGATGAAATTTATGTTGATGATAAACTTGTAACTTGGTCAGGTGCATTAACAGATGGCACAGTAAGAACAGTAGATAGTTCTGATACAAATTTTTATAAAGACAGCACAAGTTTAATATCAGTACAAGGGTTTTATGGTTTAGATAATCAATCAGCTTCTTCATTATTACAAGAACAAGCTAACTGGACATCAAATCATAAATTATCAGGATTAGCTTATTTGGCTTTAAGATTTAAGTGGAATCAAGATGCTTTTAGTGGTGTTCCTGAAGTTAGAGTTACATTAAAAGGTAAAAAGATTTATGACCCAAGATTAGATTCAACAAAAGGTGGTTCTGGTTCTCATAGAGAAGATGACGCAACTACTTGGGCTTATTCTGCAAACTCATCATTAGTTCTTTTAGATTATCTAAGAAATAGTAGATATGGAAAAGGATTACCTAATTCTGCTTTTGAAACTAATTATGATTCATTTAAAACTTCTGCAAACACTTGCGATACACAAGTAACTCCTTATTCTGGTGGTTCTAATATAAATTTATTTGAAACAAATGCAGTTATAGATAGTGAGAAAAAAGTAATTGAAAATGTAAGAGAACTATTAGTTCCAATGCGTTGTATATTTAATTACACACAAGGAAAATACAAAGTTATTATTGAAGGAACTGGAAGTTCACAATTATTATTAACAAAAGATAATGTTGTAAGCGAAGTTAAATTACAAGGAGAAAATAAATCTGAAAAATATAATAGAGTTGTAGGAACATTTACTAACCCAGATAAAGATTATCAAGCTGATACAGTTTCTTATCCACCCTATGATGATTCTGCATTAGCACCAGCAGATCAACACGCAACAATGTTAGCTGAAGATAATGGAACTTTATTAGAAAGAAGTTTTGATATGATTCATGTTACTTCACCTTATCAAGCTGAAGAAATATGCGAGAACATATTAAAAAGATCAAGAAACAATTTAAAAGCAGAAGTTACAGTAACATCAGAAGCATTAAATTTATCTATTGGCGACATTGTAACAGCAACTTATGAAACTGCTGGATTTGTTGCTAAACCATTTAGAGTTATGTCTTTATCAATTAATTCAGATAGTACAGTTAATCTTGGATTAGAAGAACATCAAGACAATTTTTACACTTGGGAACAAAAAAGCGAAGCACCTACTATTCCTGATACTGATTTACCTAATCCTTTTTCTGTTTCTGCACCTGCTTCAGTTACTTTAGATGACCAACTAATTGAATACTCAGATGGAGTTGTTATTACTGCTCTTGATGTAACGATTGGTGCTTCTCCTGATAATTTTGTGGATTATTACCAAGTGGAATACAAACTAAGCACCGATACTGATTACATTGTATCTGGTCAAGTTAGAGGATTAAATCATAGAATACTAAATGTTGTAGATGGATTAATTTATAATGTAAGAGTAAAAGCATTTAACACATTAGGAGTACAATCTACTTATACTTCAGCTTCAAGAACTATTGTTGGTGGAACAGCATTACCAAGTGATGTTGAAGATTTTGCTTGTAACATTGTTGGACAAGACGCACACTTATCTTGGAAACAAATACCTGACTTAGACTTGGCATATTATCAAGTAAGATATTCAACAGTAACAAGTGGTGCTACTTGGATTAATTCGGTTTCATTAGTTGAAAAAGTTGCAAGACCAGCTACTTCAGTTACAGTTCCAGCTAGGGTAGGATCGTATCTTATTAAAGCCGTAGATAAAGCAGGAAATTTATCTGTTAATGAAACTATTATTTCTACAAATCTTTTAAGTGTTGGAAATTTTAATGCAGTTACTACTCAAACTGAATCTCCATCATTTTCAGGAACAAAAACTAATTTAACAGTTTCAGGTGGAGAATTAAAACTTACATCTACATCTAGTGAAGGAATTTATTTATTTTCTGCACCAATAAATTTGGGTGGAGTTTTTACTTCTAGAATAACAGCTTCAATTACTCAATACGCAGAAAATACAACTGATTTATTTGATAGTGGTAGAGGATTTACACTTTTTGATGACGCAACTGGTTCATTTGATGGAGACGCATCAACATATACAAATGCACATTTAGAAATAGCTTTATCTGATGATAATGTAACATATTCATCATTTAGAAATTTTGTAATTGGAGATTACACAGCAAGATATTATAAGTTTAGATTAAGGTTATATTCTTTAGATGGAGTTTCTACTCCAGTTATTACTGCTTTATCAGTTACAGTAGATATGCCAGATAGAATATTTAGTGGTAATGATATTATTTCAGGAACTGGAACTAAATCTATAACATTTACTTTACCTTTTTATTCTGCTAATTATGCAGTTGGTATTACAGCACAAGGAATGGCTACTGGAGACTATTTCTTATTAACAAACAAAACTACAACAGGTTTTGATGTAGCATTTAAAAATAGTTCAGGAACTGGAATATCAAAGACATTTGATTATATGGCAAAAGGTTACTAGATGGCACAACACGATTTTAATATAGCTAATGCAACATTTCCTTCAGTTCGTTCTGATATTAATTCAGCTTTATCTGCTATTAATTCAAGTCAATCAGGAACATCAAGACCAAGTTCTGCTGTTGCAGGAACTATTTGGCTAGACACTACAAACGCAACTTCTCCAACTTTAAAATTTTATGATGGTGCTGATGATATTTCTTTAGCAACAATTAATTACACAGCTAACACAGTTGATTGGTTAGATTCATCAATTACAATTACTGGACTTTCTACGACTGCAACTGGAACTGTTTTAAGTTTATCAGATTCAGCAAATACAACTTCTGTTAATCTAATTATAGATAATCAAAAAGAAGTAAGATTTAGAGAAACGACTGCAAATGGAACAAATTACATAGGATTAAAAGCACCTGCTTCTGTAACTTCCGATTTAACTTTTACATTACCAGTAGCACCTACTGCAAACAATCAAGCATTAGTTTCTTCTACTGCTGGTGTTATGTCTTTTACTCCTTATACATTTCCTTCTTCAGATGGAACAAATGGTCAAGCATTAGTAACAAATGGTTCTGGTGCATTGTCTTTTGGTTCTTCTGTTCCTGAACAATTAGTTAAATCTGTACCACTTGCAAGTGGTGTTTCTGTTACAGCAGGAAAACTTGCTTCTATTGGACCTGCTGGAACAGTTGTTGCACTTCCAACTTTAAATACTTTTGGAACGGCAAGAACAAATTCAACAACTACTGCTTATACTAATATTTCATTTACTGGTGAAACAGCAATTAGAGGTGGTGTATCAGGTTCAAACACAACATGGAATGGTGTTGCAATTTCAAATTCTGCAAATCCAACAAATGGTACAGTTCAAGTTACTGATAGTGGTCCTTGGGGTGCTGGTAATCGTTTTGCTTATCCACTTGGAACAAATAAATTTTTATGCGGTCATTATAATTCTTATACTGTTCCTTGTGGTCCACAAGGTTATGGAATAAATCTTTTTATTGTAGCAGTTGATTCAACAACAGGAAACTGCACAAAGGGAAATGTTATAGGATATAATCCATCTGGTCCAGGTGGTGGTCCAGGTCCAAGCGTTGGTACAGTTTCAATAGGACAAATAACAAAAGATTTATTTACTATAACTTTTACTGGTTCAAATCCAAATTCACAAAATTATGGTATAATTAGAAACACAACTGCAAATACATTAACTTTAACTTCAGATGCAGATGCTAATGATTGGTCAACAACAAGTATGGGTTCAGGTTTATTAACAACAAATAATATTTTAGGTAGAGGTACTGGTGCTACTTGGAGAACAGCGACATATACAACGACACCTTCTGTAACAATAGGAACAAAAACAGATACAACTCAAGTTGCAGATTATTTAAGTAATGGTTCTTGGGCAAAAATGGGACTTGCTACAACAGATAGTGCTGATTATGTTATAACAACTTATACTAATACAAGTGGTGTTGGTAGATACATAACTTATTCTGTAAATCAAACAACTGGTGCATTAACACAAGTTGAAACTGGATTACAAACAGCTCTAAATAGTAATGACGCTTCATCTTTTGTTTTTAAAGATAAAAATAGTTTTATAGGAAGTAATGCTTCATTTGCTTTTACAAATGGTGCAATAAATACTCCAGCTTATAACGCATCATATTCTCTTGGAACAATGAGATATAATAGTGGAGATTTATTTTATTCATTTGGTACTTCTTTAACTGGTTATCCAACTAATACTGGATTTACAGTTAATGCTTATGGTACAAATACATTTAGTTATCTTGGAGTTGTAAAAACTACAACAAGTGTATCTCCAGCATCAATAGTAACAGATGGAGTTGCTAATGGATTTTCAAGTTTATCAATAGGAAGTCCATATTGGGCAACTCTACCAATAGATGGTACAGTTAGTGCCACTCCTGCATCAGGACCTTCTGCTGTATATGTTGGAAAAGCTATATCGGCTACTGAAATATTATTAAAAAGGAGTGATAATAATTAATGAAACAATTTTATACTTTAGAAGAAGTTAAGGCTTATGCAAAAAAATTGTTAGAAGAAACAGATTATAGCGTTTTGCCAGATGTAAATTTATCTAATAAAAATGAATTTATAAACTTTAGAATACTTATTAGAAATGTTTATTTTAATCCAAGTTTAAGTTTTCAATTTCCTGATAATCCTTCTCCAATTTGGTCTAAAAATTCTCAAATTATTAATGAACAACCAAATACTGATTTACCAACAGAATAATGACAATACGTATTGAACCAAAATACTCATTTAATTATGAAGGTGCTACTATAAATATTTATCACGCAAATAAAGGAGAAGGATTACCGAAACACGAACATTTATATTCTCATGCAACTATGTGTCATTCAGGCAGTTGTATTGTAAGAAAAGAAAATAAAGAAATTATTTTAAACAAAGAACACAACCCTATTAATCTAAAACAAAAAGAATGGCACGAAATAGAGTCTTTAGAAGATAATACAGTATTTGTTAATATATTTAAAACTGGTAATAATTAATACTTTACAATACTTAATAAAATACATATAAATTAATAAATGGACTATTTGAAGGCACAACCAGAAATAATTGGTATATTTCCTACACCAATTTATATTGAAAATATAAATAGAGAATTAACAGCAAAAGAAAAAAATTTTTTTTTGAAAATAAAAGAAAAGGATTTTCCAAATACTGGTAATACTACTAGTATAGATAATTACATATTAGAAAATAAAGAATTAACAAATTTAAAAAAAGATCTTTTACAGTCTTTAAATAATTATTATGAAAAAATAATTTGTCCAAGACATGAAATTAAACCTTATATTACTCAATCTTGGTTAAATTGGACAAAAAAACAACAATTTCATCATCAACACAATCACCCTAATTCTATCATATCTGGTGTATTTTATGTAGATATTGATGAAAAAGTTGATACAATAGATTTTTTTAAAACTGATTATATTAATATAAAAATAGAACCTGATTTAAAAAAAACAAATATGTTAAATTCAAATAATGTTAAATTAAATTTAAAAAAAGGAATGATAATTTTATTTCCTTCTCATTTAAGTCATGCTGTAAGTCAAAAACAAGACGATAATTTAAGAACTAGTTTGGCATTTAATACTTTTGCAAATGGTATTTTTGGCGAGAATAGAGAACTTACTGAATTAAAACTTTAAAATAATATGATTATATTTATACTTGGAATAATATTAGGTTTGTATCTTGAATGGAAATTTGAGATCGCTAAATATATTATTGAATCGGTCAAAGAACATTTAAACATCAAATAGACTTGTAATTTTGTTGCAACGCACCATATATGTTGCATGATATACACGACAGAAGAAAATAACTTTTACTCAAAGGAGAATAATATGTTGAACTATTCCGACATAAAGAACTATTGGTCTAAATTCTACGCAGATGCTTTTGAAGATGCAAAATCATACTGGAAGAACTATTTTGATTTGGTTCAAAATATCTATAAAAAATAACTTTATTAAACCATAATAGTTTGATATTAATGCACAAAAATTTAATGTGCATTTACAGATTAGCTAATGGCAGTTGTGTCTTGCTAAAGTCTTGCAAATGCTTAAACGACAATGGCAAGAACACAATCAGAAGAACTAATATCATTAAAGGGACATATCACAGGAGTTAAAAATTCAGTTAAGGTACTATCGGTATCTGTTTATAAACTAGAAAAAAAGGTAGAGAACCTTTACTGGTCTATACTTTGTGGAATTGGTGCGTTGGCTTTAGCTTTGATTACGATATTTCTTGCCAAGTAAGACGAATACAACTACTAGGAAGTAATGAATAAAAGAATCTTAGTCATATCTGATTTGCATATTCCATATCATAGACCTGATAGCTTTGAATTTTTAAAAGAAATTAAAAAAGAATATAAACCTGATTGTGTGGTAAATATCGGTGATGAGATTGATTGCCACGCATTAAGTTTCCATGACCACAATCCTGACTTGGCTTCTGCTGGACATGAACTTATTAGAGCAAAAGATTTTATAAAAGAACTAGAATCAATATTCCCAGTTATGACTTTGCTAGACTCAAATCATTCTAGCTTAGTTTATCGTAGAGCAATTAAATCAGGAATACCTAAAGGTTATCTAAGAGACTATAACGATTTCTTAAATGTTAAAAAATGGAACTGGCAAGATAATCTAACTCTTACTCTACCAAATAAACAAAGATGTTTTTTTACTCATGGTATTTCTGCTGATGTTACTAAAGTATCTCAAATCAATGGAATGAGTTGTGTGCAGGGACATTTTCATTCTAAGTTCAAAATTGAATACTGGGCTAATCCTGATGCTTTATTTTTTGCTATGCAAGTAGGTTGTTTGATACAACAAACTAATATGGCTTTTACTTATTCTAAAAACTTTAAAACAAAATTCATCATGGGTTGTGGAATGATTATAGATTCTACTCCTAGACTTATGCCAATGGTACTTAATAAGGAAGGTAAATGGATAGGGAAGTTAGTTTAAAAGAATTACTTTTTTCTGAGACTGCAACAAGACTTGGAATAGACAACACTCCAACTGACCAAATACTAATTAATTTACAAACATTAATTTACGAAATTATCAATCCAATCATAAATCAATTTAATTCTATTAAAATAACTTCTGGCTATCGTTCTCCTGCATTATGCAAAGCCATAGGAAGTTCTGTAACTAGCCAACATACCAAAGGTGAAGCCGTAGATTTTGTCATTCCTAATATTTCTAATCAAGAAGTAAGTTTATGGATTGTTAAGAACTTAGAATTTGACCAATGTATCTTAGAATTTTGGAAACCTGAAACTAACTCAGGGTGGGTTCACATTTCTTATAACAAAGGCAACAATAGAAAAATGTATTTAAGAGCATATAAATCTAATGGAAGAACAGTTTATGAAGTCTTATAAAAAACAAGTTGGTGGTAACCACTATAAAAAATATAAGATTCAACCTGTTGAATTTATTATAAAAAATAATATTGGATTTTGTGAAGGTAATATCATAAAGTACATTTTAAGATTTAAAGAGAAGGGTGGTGTAGCCGACTTAGAAAAGGCAAAACACTATATAGAACTACTAATAGATTCAACTAAAAGTAGATAATATCATTTAATCTAATATAAGCGATTTTAAGGCATTGTGGCTTTAAAAATACGATATACGACAAACAAACCTATAATATCAAAAAAAATGGGTAATTTGTCGGTTTAAATAGGCAAATTTAAGGAGTTTTATATGTCAAATTACATAGTAACTAAGATAGACCCAGATTTTACTCCATTAGTTTATACTGTTGGAACATCATCTGCACAATCTGCTACAATAGTAACTGGTTCAGGATTGGTAAGAATAGCTACAAAAGGTTGTGAAGCACATATTAAGTTTGGCAGTAATCCAACTGCAACAACTTCAGATGTTTTATTACCACCTGACCATGTAGAAATATTCGCTTTTAAATCAGGCGATAAGATTGCGTTCATTCGTTCTTCTAGTTCTACTGGCGATATTTCAATTTGTGCAGTAGATTAATATGTGGTGGAATCTAATACCAACTGTTTTTAAGATTGGTGCTGACATCTATAAGAACAGAAAAGAATCTGAGTTATTAGAGTCCCAAGCCGAAAAACTTTTCTACGAAAAGATGGCTAGAGGAGAAATTGAATATCAAAAAGAAGTCGGAGACCAACAAGATAAATCATGGAAAGATGAATTTGTTTTAATTGTAGTTTGTATTCCTATTCTAGTTCTTGCTTGGAGTTTATTTACAGGAGACCCAAAAGCACATGAGAAGTTAGAAATATTTTTTGAAATGTTTAATAAGTTTCCTGAGTTTTATAAATGGCTAGTTGTTGGAATATTCGGTGCTATTTATGGATTAAAACCAACATTAGACATCTTTAAAAAATGATTGAATGGATATTAAAACTATTTGGTATCAAGATTTGTAAATGTAAACCTACTAATACTAATCATTGTGTTGTAAATGATTGCACACATGATTGGGGTGGTCAATGAACTTCTATCTAGTTACTTATGCAATTAGCTTTGTAAAAGTAAATGACGAAAATATAAAAGAAAGTATAACCTATTGCAGATTCTTTGATACTAATTCTTTTGTTAATTCAAATTCATTTCTGGCTTCATTAAAGCAAGTTAAAAAACTTAGAATCACAGGAGTTGAGTTTGAAGTAGAGGAATGTAATTGGCACGACTATTATGAAGATATTTCAAATACTATTCACTAAATCGGCAACAGATAATATTCTATACCATCATTCCAAGTTTGAATCTTTGATTGTGGCAGTAACCTTAATATTTGATCTACTGATTTAAACTTTAAACCATCTTTAAAAGCAAAACAAATTGTATATTGAGTAAACCTGTTATCGCAGAACATTTGCGAAAACGTAATATATTTTTTTAAATCTTTTAGTTTAAGTTTGTTGGAAGCTTTGACTTCCACGAAGAATTGACTTTTACGTTGTTCTGTTTCTTTGGAGTAAACAAAGTAATCAGGCATAGCACTAAGTATGCCAAGTTTATGATAATAAGGAATAGGGGAAGCACTAAAATCAGAATCATCATTAAACAAAAGCTTTTTAAAATGAAAAGATTTACTTTTGCAATATTCTTCAAACCTTTGTTCTGCAAAGTCAATGTAGTTTTCAGTTCGTTCTTTATATCCCAGTTCATTTAATGTTCCTTTTGGTTGAATTGTTTTCATTTAATCATTTCTTTTTGAAAAGATAACCAGCTTCTATAACAGTCTAAAAAAGTAATCATATTTGCATACTTACTTTTTGCAAGAGTATATTTTTTTTCTGCAACGATTAAACCTTCAACAAGAGTTTTGTAATTATCATCTGCCATAGCCCATTTTTCTGCTTCTGTAACAGAACAATTTTTTTCTAGTTTCTTAGTTAGAGTTATTTGACTAAATGTAATCTTTTTAAACTCCTCTAGCCTTCTAAAGTGATAGAGTTCTTCTGCCATCAATTCAGAAATAGCATCAAGTTCTTGTTTTATTTCTTGTGGGTTTTTTTGGACAAAATCTTCCATATCCTTCCTTTACAGTTTATAGTTGTACTAGACTAAGCTAGTAATTCTTCAAATTTCAAAACTACTTTTGTTTCTAAAGCATCTTTAAGTCTTTTTGCCTTTTCCATTTTATGCTTTAGTTCAAAATATTTCATAGAGACTCTATGATGCCTGTCTCTTAAGTTCTGAACTTGATTTTTGGTTTTCTCCATCATGTTCTAATTTAACTTTAGTAGAGATTAATTTTGTAGCTACAATTTTAACATCTACTAGAGTGCCTTCTTTTTTGTTTAAAGCTTCTTGTGCATCTGCAAATCGTTCAAATACACTTACAGTTAAATCAAGTAGCTTTTCACGAATTACTGACATTATATATATTTTATAACAAAATTGCAAGGATATGGCGAGGGAAAATTAAGGGAATTAACTTTGATTAGATCAAAAACCCTCGCCATAAAAATCTTAGTTATGGAAATTCATCTGAAATAAAAACTTAAATTCTTTTATTTTCAAATCAATTTCTTCCTTTGTAACATCTATTTTGCCAGATTCAATACCTGATTTAAGCAAACTCATACAAAAAATCATTTCATCTTTAGAAAATGGCTTTTTAGTAGTTTCAACTGTTAATTCAGCATCAAAATCTTTAGCTGTTTGTACCAGTTGCTTTTCAAGTTCTACTGGGTCAAAGCTGGTATCAGGTTTTGACTCGCTAGGCAGTTCTTGAATCATTGGACTTTTATCTTCTTTTGTTTGCACAAATAAAGACCCATTCTTTTTAGAAGCTTGGCATATAACAGAAACCTTTTTGCCTTTTTCTAAGAAGCTTGGCTTAATCGCACTCCATAAAACAATCTCCTGATCTCCAACTTTGAATTTAAAGTTAGGAAATTTGTTAGGAGTACCTTCTTTGGTAAGTCTATTATCATAGACATACTTTACTATTCCTGCGACTTGCATTTATTTCTCCTTGTTGTTTAGGTAGCGATACATTTTTAGACAAGCTATCGCTACATCAGCTTGTTCATCTCCTATTGGAAATTCCTTAATATTTAATTTACCTTCTTTGGTGCAATTAACTATAATTCCTTTTTTTACATCAATTCCAAGTTCTTCTAAGATGCAAATTTTATAAAGATAAATCTGCACCAACATAGAATCTCTTATTCCTGATGATGACTTCCAATCATAGATAATATGCTCTCCTGTTTTAGTTTTAAATAAAGCATCAAGAGTTCCAGTAAATTTATGAATACGACTAAGAACCTTACGTTCAGTAAAAACAATTTCTAAACCTTCTTGCTTGTCGTACCATTCTTTAAATTTACCAAATGATTTTTTAATTTGTGGATTTATAATCTCAGGAACAGTTCCTTTATGAATATAATCTTCAATTAAATTATGAACCTGAGTACCAACTAAACCAGCATCTCCCATACTTTGATTAGGTGCTTTTTTAATCTGATCTGCAATCTTAGCTAATTCAATTTCATCATAGCTAACACCTGCTCTAATAAGCTTTTTAAATTCTTCAGAACATATTTTAGCTGACCACAAACCAATTACGTTTGCAGGAGTTAAAAGTTTAGTGATTGTAGTTGCACTTGGTATTTGTTCATCATTCCAAAAATATTGATGAGGAACTGGGTCAAAGAATAAAGTTTCTTGACCATTGTATAGTTTTATTTCTTCCATTTTATATTCCCTTTTTTTAGTTAATCTTATTTATTACCCATAACAAAGCAATAAATATTAAAACAATTATAATTACATTAAGCATAAATCATTTTTAATAGTCTTGCTATATTGTGATTTGGGTAAATTTTCATCAAATAATTTATCAACTGGTACATCAAACAATCTAGCAATTCTATAAAGCTGACTCGCTGATAATTGATTTGTACCAAGTTCAAACTTACTTATTTGCTGAGTATGAGAACCAATAAACTCAGCTAAATGTCTTTGGGACATATATCTAACTTTACCTAATGGTTCTTCAACCTTTGTATTGATTCGCAAAAATCTTAAATTACTTGCTAATCGTTCATTTATACTTTGTTTTGTTTCCATTATAATTTTCCTTTTTTATATTTTTCAACTAATCTATTCCAAAAGATTTTGTCTATTGAAATTCCAAGTTCTAAAAATACATGAGACATAATTGAATGATTAGATTGATAAATTATATCTTTGTTATTTTCTTCAACAGCAAGTTCAATATCTGCTTGAACTTTTGCTAATTTTTCTATTAAAGTTATTTCTTCTATTTCCATAGTGCCTTCCATCTTTTTTGTTGGGTTTGCCAATATTCTGAATTCATATCAGGATTGTAATAAGGAAATAATTTGTAGAATTCATCTAATGATATTTCTTTATTCTCAACCTTACATAAATCATAATAGTATGGTGCTTCGTTTGAGACAATATAAGGATTAGTTTTTGATTCCAAATACAGTCTATCTATTTCTTGTTGTACTGTTTTCATATTATCCTCTAGTTCAAGATTTTATGACCACGACCAGTTAAGCAATTACGCATATAAGTTTCTCTATTATATGTTGCTTCTGGACTAAGCCATAGTGTTTGTGGTCTTATAAAAATATTATAAAACCCTTTACCAGCTTCTACTGCTTTGTTTGTATGTTCTTCAGCAATCAGTTCACAGATTTTTATATCATCTGATAATTGTTCTGCTGTGGAACTTGGGTGGCTACCTGATCTTCCTTTTGTATCTACTATTGGCTTCCAAGCACAATTAGCTATTAAGCTGAGTAGCACTAAACTTAATAATGTTCGCATTTTTTTTCCCTTTGTTTTTGTTTAGATACTCAATGGTTATTGCATTAAGTATTTCTCGTTTTTTTAAATGATTCGGAGAGTTCTTCCAAGCCAGTAGAATATAATCTACTAGTGTTTCCCATCTCGCATTATCAATTAAATCTTTTAATATTACTGATGCGTAATACTTATCCTTTTTTAACTTTCTCATTTGCCTTCTCCAGTTTTTGTTTTTCTAATCGTTCTTGGTACTTCTTTAAAGCTTCTTCCATTTTAACACGCATAACAGAATCGCCTAAAGCTTTACTAAGTTTTTCTTTATTCAAAAAGTTCATTTTTCTTACCTTTATTTATAACTTTTTTTAATGCGTTGTAAATTGCTTTATCATAACTACTAATCTTAGTTCCTTGAAATTCAAGAAACAAAAAGTAATTAGTCAATAACTTTTCACAACATTTTAGAATATCAATGTCCACAGATTTTTTCATCTAATATAATAACCAGTACATTAATATAATATTTGCAATTCCAATAATAAATGTTACCAAGAAAAGCAAACCATCTTTTGTTTCTCTACTCATTTTATAACTCCTACAATTAAGGTTAATAATACTGCACAAACAAACCAATAGAACCCAACATCATTTAAAAGTTCTAGCATTGTTTGCTCATCATATTGTTTAGCTTACCTAGTAAAGTATAAATTCTTTTCTTGGTATGCTCTCCTCGCACTTCATTGTCCAATAAGATTCTTGAAAGAACTGCTGTCATCAATTTCATTTCATAGTAACTCATTGAACAAATAACTCCTGTGTTTCTCATTTTCTTTTCCTTCTTTTATTACCAAAGCAATCCCATTTCTTATGGTATGATTTGAGTAATTTGGCTAGTTCTTTTTTCATGCTATTTTCCTTTGTCCAGCTTTGTTTAAACCACCTTCTAGTTCTTCGCAAACAACACTTCTCTCAGTCCAACCAAAAGGAATAATATAATCTTTTGGAAAAACAAATAGATGATATTGATTTGCTGTGTCCATTAATCTTTTCTCACTTGGATAAAGTTCAATGGCTTCTCTTGTTTCACTTACCAATTCGTTTTTAATTAATTGAAAGTGTCTCCAGTCATGGATAGATTTTTTATCTAATCTTTTAATTGATAGATAATCAATCATACCATACCAACTTTTTTCATGTACTAACCAATCGGCTTGGCTTCCACGAAAAACTCTAACTTCGTAAGTATCATTTCTGAATACTTCGCAATTATACATTTCATTGTAATACTGCTTTGACTGTTCATACGTAAGATTTAAACCAAAACTTTTAGCTTCTGATTTGCAATATTCAAATCTAGCTTTGATTGGCAAATCCCAAATAGGAAAATGTGCTTTTCTAAATGGAGTCATTTAATCTCCTTTACGTAAGTGTTCCAGTATTGACCCTTAATCAAAAGCTTTTTAGTTTTTGTTTGATGATGCAGTTCTAAGATTTGCATTTGCAAACATTTATTAATTGCTCTTGAGATTCTGCCTGAATTAATTTCAGGAAGTTTATCTTTGATTAATCCAATTATTACTCTACGACCAATACCTTTAACTCTTTTAGAGTCATTAGAATAATTTTCTTGAATTAATTTTATTGCTTCAGGATAGACAACAGAAAAAGAATTACGAGATTCTTTTTTATATCTATTCGCAAAAGCTAAGAACCACTTATCCCAACCATGTGGGTCAGCAGTCCAACAAGGTGCATTTTCTTCACCTGTGTATTTTATTTTGTCAGTCATATTTTCCCTTTTGTTTTTTGTTTATATAAAAGAAATATAATTATGAAAATTCTAATATCAACTATAAAATGATAAATTATATAAGAAATATATCAATATAATCAATGACTTAAATCGTTGCTATTTTGTTCTATATTTGGTACTAGGTATTGTGGTGTGTATGCCTTCCTACACACCACGTATAAACAGGAGATAATATGCCACTAAAGTTTGGATATAGTAAAAAAAGCATTTCTAAGAATATTGGTACTGAAATTAAACATGGCAAACCACAAAAACAAGCTGTGGCTATTGCTTTGAGTATCGCTAGAGAAGCTAGAAAAAAAGCCAAGAAAAAATAGTGCAAATTCGGAAGGCAAATATAATTGATTCGGTTAAGCATCAAAAGTTTGTTGCTTCGTTTCCATGTGTTGTTTGTGGGAATAATACTGAAGTTCAATGCTGTCATATAAGATCAATTCCTAAACTTGGTAATGTTGGCAAAGGCATAAGAGATGATCGCTTCTGTATTCCAATGTGCTTTCAACATCATACTGAACAACATCTAATAGGTGAATTACAGTTCTTTGAAAAATATAATATAAATCCTATATTGATTTCTATGAAGTTAGCTAGTATATCTCCATGTAAGAAAATTAACCAATCTAAACAGGAAGGTGCTTATAATGGAAAACTTAACTATCAAGAACATATCCGAAACAACAAAAAAAATACTTTGCAATCATAAACTCTATAAAGAAATAGATTTCTACCAAGTTCCACATAATAAAGTTTGTCTAGCAGTCATAAGAGAAGTTTTAGATTTTTCTTATAATGATATTGGTAAAGCTTATGGCAAATCTTGGTTTAGTATTTATGCGTCAGTTAAAGATGCTTACAAAGGAAACCTAAAACCTTTTACAAATAAAGTTATAGAACTTGTTAAGGCAGAAGTTAAATGAATGAAGGTTGGATAGCATTACACAGAAAGATTTATAACTCATCTGATTTTAATAATCAGTTAGAAGTTGCTGTGTTTTTATATTTGGTTGCTATGGCTTCGCATAAGCCAACACAGGTAGTTTATAGAAAAAAGAAAATAACTTTAAATCGTGGTCAAATTTCTATTGCTTATAGAGATTTAGCTAAGAAGTTTAACTTATCCACACAGAATATTAAAACAATCATTAAACACCTAAAGAAGTCATGTAACCTTAACCAAACTCTAACCAAAAATTTAAGCATATATACCATTGTAAAATATAGCAAATATCAAGATATAGAACCTGCAAGTAACCAAAAACTAACAAACAGAACAACAACTATTACTACTATTACTACTAGTAAGGATAATAATAGTATAGAGTCTAGCAGTATGACTAATAAACCTAAGAAAATTGAGATACCACTACTGCAAAGCTTAAACAAAAAGCTAATTACTAAACCAAAAGAAAAAAACGAATGGGAAATTATGCGTGAAAAACTTGACGCACAAGATTATGAAAAATGGGTTCTCAGCAAACTAAACTCTTGAAATAAAAGAACAAATCTTTATAATACGCAATACTAGCTAGGATATATCTGGGTGGGCTTTGTCCCACCCTTTAAAATTTATATATTTACTTAATCATAAAATATCATTACTGATTCGCCATTAACTAACAGGAGAAATAGTTATGGAAAAAACAATAGAAAAAACTCTAAAACAACTTGATAAAATTCAAGATATGTTGGACAAGGTTAGAGACCAACTAGAATCTGCCATTGACGATTACGCAGAAGATGATTCTTATGATGATTCTGATGACGAATCGTATGATGATGACGAAGAAGATTCTGACGAAGAATAACAATCACAGATAAGCTGAAAAGCTGGAAGGTTATCTAACCTTTAAAAATGAACTCAAAAATACTTAGTAT